CGCTATGTCAAAAAACTTGACTACCATTACTATACCTATAATTACGACCACTAGCCACAAAAGCCCGATCAGTAATTCTGCACTTGCCATACTGTCATCCATAATTTCAATTTTTAAAAGTTATTCTCAAATGATTTATAGTCGCGCTTTTGAATGCGGTCCTGAATCAGTTGATAAGATTTTGATACTTTTTCCCCGAAATTATTACTAAGAGGGAGATCAACATATCTTCCGCCTGGTAACTCTATCCTTATCTTTGATGCACCATTTGTGAGCTTTTCAAAATCTTTTTTAGTCAACTTATACCCTGCAAGTATTCCATGTTCTGTATCGGAGTTGGAAGATACGTTCATATCTCCACTATACAAACATAGGTTATTTCCATCTTGCAATTTGAACAGCAGTCTCTTTTTTCTGAAATATCCGGCACTCATCTCTCCTTTGCCTTTGATCGACAAAATCATATTCATTCGATAGCCAGTCTCTTTAGAATATACATTTGCGACAAACCATATTCTGCAAGTTACATTTCCAATCGAATCAGGTAATATTGATATTTCTGATGTTGATATGCCTCTTACAGCATAAGTGTTTCCGTAATCGTCATTGTCAATTTCTGATGTGTCTGTTTCTATTTCTGGCATACTGTCTTGGCTGGAGCTATCGGAAATATGGAGTCCTTTTACAGTACACCCATACGTCAAAAACCATGTCGCTAATATTAGCGGTAAAAACAAAATCAGTTTCCTCATAAGTTAATTATTAAGTTATTCTTGGTTATATTTCTCTAGGCTATAAGTGCACAATATTGATGCTCGCCAAAACTCTATACCAACCACGCACATTTGACATATTGATCTCAAAATCATCGTACTTTGGGTTGATGGAGTGGCATATAATGTTTTTCGGGTCTTTGCTTTTGTGGATCTCTTTGATCACAATGCCGTCTATCGTGTCAAGTACATATACCGTACCCCACTCAATAAAGACATTAGGGTCAGCCTTTTTTATCAAAACTCTACTTCCTGACGGGTAAGTCGGGTACATGCTTTCACCGTATACGGTGATGGCAAAGCTAACCTTGGCGATCGGGGATATTATCTTTTCGCAATCGGCAGCAGCAGCACCATCAGAATCGAAGCCTACCAAACTACCTCCGGCAGCAGTCATGGGCAAAAGATACGTTTCGTAATCTTTGTGGTCATTATCCGGTTGAGGCTTTCCGTCTTTCTCGCTTTCTTTGTTATTATCTTTGGTTATACTTCCTGCCCCTGTCAATAAAAACGATTGACTAAGACCGAACTCGTTACTCCATTTTTCCGCTTGTTTCTTCCCGAAAGAGCTTTTCCCTGTAAATAGAGCGTTCACGTATGCCTTGCTTACGTGCAGACGTTCTGCTATATTCTGTTGCGTAAGTCCTTTGTTTTCAAAGTACTTCGCAAGTTCATCGCTTATACTTGCCATAGACTATTTGCTAAATAAAGTTAAAGTAAATCATTATGACTTACTTTTGCTTGCAAGGTAAAGTGTTTTTGTTTATCTTTGCATTGTTACTAATTACGATACAAAGGTAATCATTTTAAGAAACATTTGCAATAGTACAAAGGAACTATTTGATATAAAAAAATAAATGGCAGAGGAATATTCTTTCAGAAAAGGCTGGAATCAAGTCCGGAAAAAAGACGCCAAGAAGATCAGGGCGGAGATCATGACGGCATTCGAGATCCGCGGTCGAATATCTTGGATCAGGCATCTTAACGGAACGATTGAGCCGAAAATTAGTGAATACAAAAAGATCAATTCCATATTCCGAAAGTATGGAATTACAGAGGTCTGGGGAGAAAATTAACATGAAGAAAGACGAAACTAACAACTTGACTAAAAGAGAAAAGCAAATAGCAGAACTGTTTGCGTGGGGAGCAACGAAAAAGGACGTTGCCAACAGACTGTTTATATCCGAAAACACAGTCCAAAACCACGCTGCCAACATCTTCAAGAAGATCGGAGTGACAAAGATCAACGAGCTCTCCGCATGGTGGTTCTGCACGCGTTACAACATCTCGTTTGACCTATCGCCTATCAAGCGTCAGGTAGTTGCCCTGATACTCCTTGTTGTGGCAATGCCCAGCATGTTCTCAGGGCGAAACCTGATAAGGTCGGAAAGGAGCACCGTTCGGGTAGAGAGAATGGAAAGGAGGAGTTGAGGCTATGGAAGAGCGAATCGAGGAGTTATTAGAAAAAATCGAAAGACTGTCGCTTTTGGCAGCAAAGAACGTCCTCACCGTCTCTGACTTGGCGGTGCTGATAGGAGTAAGCGAAAGCCGAATCCGTCACATGGTGCACGACAATGATTTGCCATACTACCGTCAGGGAAAAAAGATATTTTTTAAAAAATCCGAGATCGAGGATTGGCAACTCGACACAAGGGTGCCAAGTCGTCAGGAAGTAGAAAACAAGGCTGATACCTATATCACCTTGAAGAGATTAAGATTACAATAACCATTAAAAAATAACCATTATGGAAAATCCAATCATCATTTTGGCCGAAAAGGTACAGTCCGAGTACGGCAAAAACATCGAAACGAGAGTGACCGGCAAGACCGGTCCTGATCACATGCCGACCGTCTATGTCGAGATTGAATTGCCTAATCACAATATCTACAAGGCTGAGGGCAACAACAAGCGCGAGGCAAAACAGACCGCTGCAATGAAAGCTCTCGAAAAGGAATTTGGAATAAAAATGTCAGTAATGAGGCTATGACAGAGGCTGAATTGGCAAAGATGCAAGGGGCGACGAATCTCCTTAGGGAGATCAAGTATCTCAAGGCCGTAATCAAGATGACGAACGACCTCAAGAGACAGATCCGGAGCGGAAAGACAAAACCTGACATCAAGTTCGCAATTCCGGACAACTTTACCGGAACTGATTTCCACATCCCTTTTGACGCTAACCAGGTACCAAAATACCTAACTCTCCTGACAGGATATGTCGAGAGTACACGAAAGCAGCTAAGAAGAAAACAAAACCAATTTAAAAATCTATAACAATATGGAAACAGAAGACTTAAAATCATTTGCATATACGGTCGCAGGACTGTTTATGGCGTATTTCATCATTCTAATATTCGCATGACATGAAGAATCTTATCAAACACAGAGGCCTATTGGCATCATTTATAGCCGTCTTGGCGGTTATAGCAGTTCTAGGACTGATGGCTTTGTTTATTGCCTGGCTGTGCAGCCTGCCGGTCTGTCCTGGCAAGGGCCTATTTGGAAATATCGTGGTCAGTATAATGATTACCTTGATTGCGTTTCTTTTAATATGGCTGTTGACAATGTTTATCCAAGCGGTCTATGATGCCGTTAATAGCTTTGTGTACACCCTTGTAAGCCCAAAATATTACGAATTTAAACACCCTTTTTATCCAATTAATCCAAAAAAACAAGAATAATGATACTAGCAATATACACAACAATGATGGAACTCATGGCAGCGACGATAATCATGCTGCTGGTCACTCTGATAGTCCTGATAACTCTGAGTCTGTCAAGGATGATAGCGAAAAAGGTAAAGAGGATATTCCATCCGATAGCGAAACGCAGCAAAAAGACCCCATGGGCCGGTGAGGAGGAGCAGATATGACAACAAATGAACTAATCAAGGATTTGACCGCAATTAAAGAGGCTGGCAACGGTGATAAGGTCGTGTCGATAATGATCGGAGATCAGGGACCGCTCTACATCAACTTTGTCAAGGCAGAGGGTGATGAGATCAAAATAAATTGCGATTGGTAACCAAAAAAGAATAACGATTATGACGGAACGTGAATCAATAAAGGACAAGCTGAAGAAACTCCTGGCGCTTTCGCAACGCGGTGAGGGCGGTGAGGCTGCAAATGCAAAAAGGCTGCTTGAAAACATGTGCGAAAGGTACAACATCGCTTTGGAGGATTTGCTTGAAAACAAAAAGAAATTTTATCGTTTCAAGCCCGGAAAGGCGATATACGAAAAGCTTTTCTGGTCATGCGTTTTCAAGAACATCACCGACGATGAGGCTCACCATACGACATACACAAAATGCGGAAACGTAATAATAATATTGCTGACAGCCTATCAGTACGCTGAGATAACAAATCTCTTCGAGTGGCACAAGAAGAACATGGCCGATGAACTGAAAAAGACGGAAGATGCGTTTTTTGATGCCTATCGGTACAAGCATAACCTTTTCTTGAGGGAATCTCTCGATGATCAAAAGGAGGACAACGCACCCCTGACTGATGAAGAGTTGGAAAAACTTAAAATAATGACCGGTTTGGTGGGTGCCATCAGCGACAAGACTTATACCAGGTCATTGCCTAACAAATAACGATTATGGATAAGAACAAGAAAACAATGACCCTGGATGAGCTGCAAGAAGCGGTTGCGAAAACAGAAATCAAGGACAATGAATCTTTGCTTTGCCTCATGGTCAACAACGGCGGACAACACGTTTATGGCACGATCGTCGGCAAAACACGAATAATGGGTGATAGCCTTTTGTCGCAGATGCACAGAACTGACGTTTTCGCAGCCTTTCTGGCCAAAGTCCTGGCGTTTTACGGCCAAACGATTAACGATGACCCTATAAAAGTGGCCAAATTCAAGGCGCTTTTCGACGCCATAGATTTTAATTAACCAAAAAGTAAATAATTATGAAAAGTAAATCATCAACATGGTTTGAGACCAAAGTCCGTTACGACAAATTGCAGGATAACGGTACGTCCAAAAAAGTTATCGAAAGTTTTGTGGTTGAGGCTTACGGCTGGGGAAAGGCCGAAAAGAAACTGCAAGACGAGATGTTTAACTATATTCCGGGCCCATATAGCATTACGGCTATGAGTCGCCCGAGGTACTCCGAAATATTTTTTAGCGACTTCGACAAGGATGACAAATGGTACAAGGCTAAACTCGAGTTCATCACCATTGACGAGAAAAGTGATAAGGAAAAGCGTTCCGCCGTACATTATCTCGTTCAAGGATCGAGTGTCGAAAATGCTAGAAGCAACATCGAAATGGTCATGGACCAAACCATGATAGACTATGAAATCAAGTCCATCGTGGAAACCAAGATCGTGGATGTGTTTACGGACGAAAAGACCGGTGGGTCTGACAATCAACCTGAGTAACTATGGAAATCGACAAATACATACCGTATTACGACGAGGATCGTGTGGAGTCACTCGATGACATCGCAGAGGTTGCCAAAGACGAAGAATGCGAGGTGGGTGCGTATGAGGCTATCCCTGACGGAGAGAGACCGATCTGCACTCACGCATACGTGCGTGACGATTATGCTAGTGATGATTGCTCTAGCCACGGAAGAGAATGCAAGTATTATCAGCCTGGGTCTACACCCAGATGCAAATACATGGGAATGGTACCGGCATACACCTTCGGAAGAGAGGTAATCATCAACGCAAAAGGTGATGTAAAGTACGTGGACGATAAAAACGGAAACGGAAATGAGGATAAGACAAAAATATAGAATGGAAGCAATAATAAAAACTAAAGTTATGGACGGAATTTACTTAGTGCTAAAAAATGGCAAGAAAGTCAAGTTCACCGGAAAAAACAGTGAACAGGAGAAAAAGGCTTGCAAATACATTGGATTCAAACTTGGATGCAAGGCTATTTGCATTGCCTTGCATGACGCATCGGCGGATTGTGTACCGCTGACCGCGAAAGTAGATCGCACAGACTATGACGGTTATAAGGATAATTACCTTGACGCAACAGACGATTGGAACGGCAAGGCAAATACGAAGCATCTGAAGCAGATAGGCCTACATCCGGAAATCCATCTTGAAGAGGGAGAGTACATTCCATCTGTAGGTGAGCTGAAATTCATTCAGCTTTTCCGAAAGGGGATTGATGAGGCGATCAAATTTGTTGGGGGAAAGCCGTTTTCGGACGATTGGTATTGGACATCAACTGAATATAGCAGTTCTTACGCTTGGTTTCTGTCCCTCTTCGATGGCAACCTCAACTACTGGTTCACTAAGGCGAGCAACTCAGGTCGCGTTAGGGCAGTCTCAGCATTTTAATTGTTAATTGTTAGTTGTTTTTCATAAGGTTGTGCTCCGGTCCTTAATGGCAGGGGCACAAAAAAGGAAATAATTATGATTGAAAACTTAAATGATTTAAAGGACAAGGCTTTTGATAGTGCCAAAAGACACGGTTTCCACAACAAGCCGATCTCTGACGATACCTGCAAAATGCTTATCATCACCGAACTGGCTGAGGCTGTTGAGGCTTATCGAAGAGGAAAAATTATGTCTCGCATGACCGTTACAGAGGACCTCGAAGCTACCAAGGATGAGAACAAATACCAGCGTTGGTATAGGGATTATGTTAAAGACTCTTTAGAGGATGAGGTGGCCGACACGTTCATTCGACTGCTTGATTATGCCGGAATGAAAGGGATAGACCTGCACGCTTTTACCCCTGCACCGGTGCAGCTCATCGGCGACAAGACTTTTCCGGAATCATGCTATGCCATCATTCAATGGATGTGCGATTATTTCTGGAAAAGCGATGAGGATATGGTGTGCAGCATCCTTTCAGAAGTGATTGGACTTGCAAAGATTTTTAGTATTGACCTTGATTTGTTTGTTCGGATGAAAATGAGATATAACGAGTCACGTCCGTATTTGCACGGTAAAAAGTTCTAGTAAATCTGGAATTTTAAAAAATAACGAAATGGAAGAAAACGAAGTAAACGTAATGGAACTGATTTCGGAATATGCGAAAACCGTAGAATCAGCAGACGTAACATTGAATAATATTTGCGGAAAATTATTAAATAAGTCTCTTGCATTGCCTAAATCAAAGGAAAAATCAAGGGATGAGTATTTTATCGAATACGTGCAAAGCGTTTTGCATACCAATCAGATCATTCTGAGGGTCGCAAAAAACTCTTTCATCCTATGGAATAGCGGATGCCAATACGCAGAAGACAGAGCGCAAGAAGAGATAGCTGAAACGCAGAAAAAAATCGACAACGGCACTCTATCTGACGGCTATCATACTTTTAACGAATTGTATAATTACCGAAAAGCCTATAATGCTGCCCTTTTCAACGAATGGGCCAAAAACGGCAAGTACAACGTGTATAAATCCAAAAGGCACAATACTGGAGAACTTTGCTTTAACGGCGGTTGGTTCGTTGTTATGGCTGACCTACCGACAGGACAAATCTCAAACCATTACGAACTAAAGGATTGGGACTTATTCAAATGTCCGGAACGTGAAAAGGCGGAGAAATGGGACGGTCATACTCCGCAGCAAGCATATGACCGTCTGATAAGTTTTATCAAGAGTGATTGATCATGAAAAAGAAAGACAAATATAAATTTTACTTCGGCTCAAAGGATGATGAATATTGCCACACCCTTGAAGCTCTTATTGCCGAAGCAAAACAGAACGGTGAAAAGGAGATCGAGGTATACGAAGCCGTTCCGGATCACTCTCAGACGGATTTTTTCTTTTGCACCAGCCTCGAAGAGGTTGTGGATCATGAGGAGTGTAAAAAGAGCGAATGCGAATACTATGAGTCGAAATCAGGTCGGGGCGTATGCATGTACCGGAGGTTGTGCTCTACCGCCGGTAAAAAGATAACTGTTAAGATTAGTTGAGGCTATGGATTACAATCTGGAAAAACAATACAGTATGTTTTTACTGTACGCATTTATGGTCCAAAACCAATTTGACGATTTTCAGGACCATCTGGACGATGAGGATTTGCTGAAGAGAGACATCAAGCATGGCTGCAATAATGTGGCCATGCGATTTGAGGGCTTTACCGGTTATCTGCACAAGATGCTCAAGGACGAGTATTACGGAGTCCTGTCGGATCTCGCTGATAATGCCTTTGTCAAGATAAGTCGAGATATTGCAATCCTCCATCTGGCTATCTTCGATCGTGCGAAAAAGGGAGGATGTGACAATCCGTCCGTTGTTGCAGATTGCGAGATCACTCACGTGTTCGCCATTTGGTACATCAACACCCGAAACGGATTTATCAGAAAATACCCTGTCTTGGCAAATACGGATTACGCTATTGCTACTGACGTCACGCCCATCTGTCGCATGATCGTCGACGTGTGCGATAAGGTGGAGTTGCCCATCAAGAGCAAAGAGACGATAGACTTTAGCAAAGATAAGCTATGCCACGATGCCCTTAATGTCATCCTCAATCGACTTAACTCGCCTGTTGTATATCAAGAGGCATCGGACAAGGCTTTAGAACTGAATCCGGAGATAAAACTATAAAATGAGCACGACTAACAGAATAATACTATCAGGGACGGTCTATAAGGCTGTAGCGAATAAAGAGGCGGTCATTGACGGTTGTGATCTATGCGACCTAAAAGACCGCTGCAACGGAACAACGTGCGTTCCATGCTCGTTATTTGTCGATGAGATCGGTCCCTGCCATTTTGAGACATCGAAGAATGAATAAGAAAACGAGAATTAAGATATACAACAAATACGGCGGTCATTGCGCTTATTGTGGCAAAGAGATCGCATACAAGGATATGCAGGTGGATCATATCATACCACTCTATCGTGGCTGGGATAAGCGGAGACTGGATGGGCTAAAACGTGGTGATGATAATATAAGTAACTATAATCCGTCATGTCGAAGTTGTAATTTCAGAAAGAGCACAATGTCCATCGAAGATTTTCGCAAAGAACTCCGACTACAAGCAAGACGGATTGTTGAGAGGTCGTTTCAGGTCAGGCAGAGCCTTGATTACGGACTCCTTAGCTATGATGACAAACCTATCGAATTTTATTTTGAAAAATATGATGCAGACAATCATCGGTCAGGTGCCAAGTAAACCCAACTGTTACCGGATCATCCGGATTGACGGACATGGTTCGCTTTGCAAATCAGCCGTTTTGAAGCGATATGAGCGGAGTTTCTATCTCCAATGTGGCTCGTACCGCGGAAAGATGATTGAGGACTTGTTTGAGCTAACAATCGACGTCTATGTGGCTACTATGTCACATGACTTAGACAACACTCTCAAGATAGTCCTGGACTGTCTGCAAACGGCTGGCGCTATCAGAAACGACAACAAATGCACCAGGATCATTGCGCGGAAGTTCATCGACAAGAAAAACCCACGCATTGAGTTTGAGTTAAAGGAAATAGACTATGGTCAAAAAGGATAAGACTGCTTTTGTTACTTGCATGACCTGCAAGTGGGCTAATCTTATCTCCTATCGGGATGATGATCCGCTCATCGCTGAGTGCACGAAATGCTATGACACTTACTTTGAGCAATACGTGCGTGACATCGCACGTGCCAAAAGGCTTTGTGACCTTTATGAGCGGTCGTTGTCCGGAAAGAAAATTATAAAAAAGAAATGATTATGGAAGGCTGGTTGAAACTATATCGGAAATTGACGGAGTGGGAATGGTATAAGGATTCTCACATGGTTCATTTGTTTTTGCATCTGCTGATGACTGCAAGCCCTTATGATCGTAGCGTGCGTGGAAAGTCGGTGAAAAAAGGGCAAATCGTAACTTCGCTTGCAACTTTGTCAGAACAAACAGGCATCACCGTCCGCTCTATCAGGACGTGTTTATCCAGGCTTGTTGAGACGTCTGAAATCACTATGATAAGCGACAAACAATTTAGGCTTATAACTATCTGTAAATATGATAGTTATCAGGTTAGTCCATCTTCGAGCGACAAAGGAGCGACAAACAAAACGACAAACGAAGTGACAAACCAACCGACAAAGCAAACGACAAACAAAACGACAAACGAAATAAATTTGCAAATAGCTAATAAACAAGTAGTTGCGTCAACTGCAAACGAATTAGCGACAAAGCAAACGACAAACGAAGTGATAAACCAACCGACAAAGCAAACGACAAACAAAACGACAACAGAGAGAGAATATAATAATATATATAATAACTCAAAGATTGCTAGTACTAACGTACCAGCAATGGAAAGTGGGCTGGCTGCTGGCTGCGATTTAGATTTTGATTTCAAAGAATTTTATAATAAAACTCTGGACGACAATCATTCGACGATGCCACGCATCCGGTCAAAAATTGAGAACCAGAGAAAATCAATGCTTGAAGCTCGCATCCGGAAATACGGCATCGAGAACGTGAAAAAAGTCATCGTTCTGGCGAGTCAAAGCGATTTTCTCAACGGCGGTGGCGAACGTGGTTTTGTCGCCACTTTCGATTGGATAATTAAACCAAACAATTTCCCCAAGATTTTAGACGGCAATTATAACAATACAGCACATGGAACAGAAAACGAAAACAGAAATACCGCCCTTGAAAACGGAGGTAGACTTGGCATTAACTCAGATCCGGCAACAAGGGACCGTTTCGCAGGCTACGCAGAACTCTATGAAGAGGCTGAGCGTGAAAACGAAAGTGCTATACGTAATCAGAAACTACGGAGACAGACAGTCGTTCATGAGCCTTTTTAATCCAAAAAAACTTATCTCCTACACCCAGGACGCAAAGCGTTGCTACTTTGGTTCTGCACCGACGCTGGCAATAATCGATCAGGCTTACGGACCGCGGACGGCATACCAATGGGTGATGACTCAGTTAATCGGCATCAGCGAGTTCTCGGGATCCAAAGGCAAGATAACAAAATACCAGCTATCACAACTCAGCGAGATGATCATCTCGAGAGTATTCTATCTCAAGGTGAGCGAACTGATGTTGTTCTTCCGCCGAATCCAAGACGGAAAGTACGGATCGTTCTACGGATCATTTGATCCAATCATGGTAACAAATGCTCTTGGCAAGTTCTTGGTAGACCGCGGTCAAGCATACTACAACCATGAGCATGGATATGATGAGGAGTATGATTATTACTTTAAGACAATAGATCATGAGCAAACAGAAAGCGTATGAGTTCTTCGTGTTGGTCTCCAAGATGAGACAGTCGCAAAAGAACTATTTCAGGGCCAAGAAGAGATCACCCGACGCTAAACTCTATCTGGCTGAAAGCAAGAAGCTGGAGAGTAGCGTCGATACAATCATCAAGAAAGCGAATGAAGAACTTAAAAAACAAAAGAACAATGGAAGATAAAACAAAAGACGATATTGCTTTAGCAAAAGAGTTACTCAAGTCAAAAGGCTATAGCATCAACGAGCTCACACGCAACATCTGTGCTAATGGTGAGTTGACTGCAAATCACTTCAAACGTCTGCATCCTACTTGCAGCTTTGGCATGGAACGTTTTGAAACCCCTGACGGCTGCATTATACCAAAACATTCAAAAGTCTATATCTCAGGGCCAATAGCTCATTATGATTTGGACGAGCGTAGGGCTGTGTTCAAAAGTGTTGAGCAAGAGCTGGCTGATAATGATCAGTTCCCTGTTAATCCATTCAACAACGGATTGCCACAGCCTGGAGATTGGCGCGATCACATGCGAGTTGACATTCTATTGTTACTATCATGTGACTACATCATCTTCTTGCCTCATTGGTATGAGAGCAAAGGTTGCCGTCTTGAGTTGGACATCGCAGCATCAACAGGCATCAAGGTTTATAAATTTATTCGTGAGTAAAATAATGGGGGCTATCGTTTTTTCGAGCACCCTCGTATATACAAAACCCACACGTCACCGCCTTGGACAAAATTTTTTGGATTTTGAAAAATCCTCGTGGGGGGTGTTAAAAATATTAACAATTAATTAACAAGTTATGACAAATTCAGATTGGAAAAAGACAAAAGTTCAGTTGCCTGAAAATGGCGAAAGTATCTATGTTTACAGGGGCGGAGTGGCAATCCATGCCGTCGCAAAAAACAATCAAGTGAAACTTGACGACGGCCGACTCGAACCAGTCAGGCATTATCAGTATTGGGCAAAAAACGACATAATTGTGCCCCCTGAAGCTGACGAAAAATCAGTAAAACCGCAAACGGTAAAAACGGACAAAAAGAAAAAGCAGCAATGAAATGCAGTATAGGATTAGCCCTATGGGGCAAAGTTTTGCGCTGGTAGCCTTTTTGGCTATCAGACTTATAATTTATCATCGGAGGAAAATAAAGCCCCCATAAACGATTTAAAAGCATAAAACGGATGAAAGAGAAAAATTACAAAAAGATAATGACCCGGATAACACCTGAAGAAAACAAGAAGATGGAAGATTTGGCAAAGTGGTGTGGATTTAAAAGCACCTACTCCCTGCTAAGATACATCGTGCTCTGTTTCCTCCGGGCGTCCGACCATAAAAGCGGAAGTGCTGTTGATCTGCCACCGGAAATCATCAAGTTGTTTGCCGGTACTTACAAGATGGACGCTGAGATAATTTCGAGGGCGGTCCGGAACATCAAAAACCGGAAGATCTGGAGAGAAACGAAAAGACGGCAGCGACACCCCGACCCGAAATCACGTGTGCATAGCGAAGTTGCCGATCTGTTTTCAGATTGCGAAGACCAGGGCACTCGGGAGTGGAAAGCCGATATTAACAAGAGATTATGAGAGATTGGAGATACAAAAAAATTATGAACTCGAAAGAGTGGAAGATACTGAGGGATAAGAAGATCATCAAGGACCCCCTATGCGAAGAGTGTGCGAAAAAAGGAAAGATAAGATCCGCTCAGGAGGTCCATCACATCATACCCATCGAGACCGCTCATGATCTCTCCGGTATGGAAGCTCTCGCTTTTGATTACAATAATCTCGAGTCGGTATGTCGGGAGTGCCATCATGAGATCCACAAAAAGATGGGATCGCATGACCATAATAGAGAAAATATGAAAAGCCACCAAAAATCCATAGTGGACAAGTATTTAAGGGGGATGTTTTGATATGGAAAAATATATAAAATTTAAAACTCACAGAGAAGACGATTTTGCGAGGCTCCTCAAAAAGGCCTTTCAGGCACAGGGAATATACGACAAGGATAAACATGATACCATCATCATGGCGATTGCCCCCTTGTTTGTCCGTCTCGAGGAAGCCCGAAATGAAATAGCAAACAGAGGGTTGCTCCTTGAAGAAGAGTCACGTGAGGGGAATATCCGATATGTGCGTAACCCTGCGTGCGACATCGAAGCCGTCTATATCGACCGGATCCGCAAAGCCCTGAAGGATGTCGGGATGTATTATGAGGCTAAGCCGAAAGCATCGGCGAGTGAATCGGAGGGTGACGGCGACTCCCTTAATGCCCTCGGCAACATGATCGGCGGCATTACCAGGAGGGACTACCGTAAACCTAACGCATGACAGAGGAGGAAAAGCAGAGAGAAAGAGAGTGCAAGGCCGAATGCTGCAACAAGTTGGCCGGCATCAACATACGATCGTATGGGCTCGAGCAAATTGATGAGCGCCTGAGATTGTATGCAGAGGGTATCGTATCTGACTTTTCCGCCCACAATTTGTACGAATGCCTTGCATTAGCAAGGTTTTTTCGTTTTCTGGATAAGTATGAGTTTCGCATCGACGAGGCCCAAAAGTTCATCACATTTTATGAGCATCTGAAGTTTTCGGGTACCCATGGTCGGCAGTCTTATAAACTGACCCCTGTACAGACGTTCCAGTTCTCTAACATCATGGGCTTTTATAAAGACAAAACGCATCGCCTGACTCATGACGTGATTCTTTATGTGCCCCGAAAATTTTCAAAGACCACAAGTGTTGCGTCCCTGGCTGTGTATGATATGATATTTGGAGACGCGAACGCCCAGGCTTATACCGCTGCCAACAATTTCAAGCAGGCAACGATTTGTTTCCGCGAAATCAAGGGTGTGATCAAGGGGCTTGACGGTAAACTCGAGCATTTTAAAGTCAATCGCGATATGATTGGTTGGCGCGAAAATCAGGCTCGGGAATCATTCATCCAATGTTTGACCTCCAACGCTGATAAACTTGATGGACTCAATGCATCAACGGTGATTATGGATGAGTATTCGCAGGCCGACTCAGCAGAATTATATGGTGTTCTCACCACCTCAATGGGTATGCGCGAAAATCCCTTGGTTATCATAACCACGACTGCATCCGACAAACCTGCTGCGCCTTTTGTTGAGATGCTTGATGGCGCAAAGCGCACTCTTCGTGGCGAAATAGAGGATGATGCCCTATTTGCCCATATTTTCCAACCGGACGTTGATGATAAGGAGGGCGACCCTCGTACATGGTATAAGGTCCAACCGCATTTAGGAATTACTGTTACAAAGCAGTCTTACGAGAATTTGTGGGCGAAGGCTCAACAAACTCAAAATGACATGAAACAGTTCAGGACAAGATACCTGAATATCTATGATACCGCATCCGGACAGACTTGGATTACCGGCAAGGAGATCATGGACCATTACCGGAAACTCGATATTGACAAACTCGGAACGAACTCGACAGGGCGGAAGAATGATTGTGAGGTTGCAGTCGACCTGAGCGTGGACAATGATTTTTCCGCGGTCAGTTATTACGTCTATCTCTATGACGAAAAGAAGAGCCACATCCATACGGAGTTTTATTTTCCTGAGGGCAAACTAAAATCCCATCCGAACAGGGATCTTTACAAACGTTGGGCAAAACAAGGTTACCTCCATCTCTGCAAGGGTAAGATCATAGACTATTACCAGATTGCAACGGACATCCTGAAGCATGGACAAAACCTCCGGATCATGAAGATAGCCTATGACCCGAATAAGGCTCAGGATTTTACGAATATCCTTGTAGCCTATGGTGCCAAAAATTATCTTTACCCCTATAAGCAGACGAATTACTATTACACCATACCGGTACAGGCGCTACCACGTATGCTGGAGCAAAATTTTTTGACTTTCACGCCGAATCCGATTATCTCATATTGTTTTGATAATTGTACGCTCGATGTAGACAGTATGGAAAATTGCCGACCGATAAAAAGGGAAGCTAACCATAAGATCGACGGTGCCATTACCGCCACGATGGCGGTCGGGGTGTCCCTGCAACAAAAGAGATTTTAGTTAGGGGGCAAAATCTTGTTTCTGCCTGTGTTAGTAGAAACAAAATTTTGCGATGATCCAATTTAAGAAATTATTCGGGCCGTTTTATCGGAAAGTCCAGAGGTCGGCCGACCAGGCTGTGCAGGTAACTGGCGACACGTCCGTTTTCCAACCCGACTATGACGGTTTTTCCACCCGTTACTCGATGAATATTGCAGCAGTCTACCGATGCGTTAGTATCAAGGCTAGTGCCATTGCAGGTATGGGACTCCATTTTATGCGGAGTCAAAGTCAGACAGTCAACAATATCGCGCATAAAACCTTTATTCCAACGGACAACATGGCGGATTATCTCTTATCTATGCAGCCCAACATCTATATGTCGGCTTACGACCTGCTGGATAATCTTGTAACTATGCTGGATCTCCAGGGCAATGCCTACATGCTCCCCACCTATTCGGGCGGTGAGTTGATCAGACTGATACTCCTAGCTCCGGGTGCCGTATCATACGATGTTAATGCAAAGGAAAAAGTATATCACATCAACGATTATATCAACGGAATCCATACGGATGTTAAGGATATAGATATTATCCACATCCGTAATCGCTGCCTTGACGGTGGCTTTTGCGGAGTCAGCACCCTACACTTTGCTGCCAACACTTTGGGTATTGCATACAAGACAGACCGGCAACAAGGCGATATGTTCCAATCGGGCAGCACCCTCCGCGGATTTATATCCGGTGACGGTGACGCTGTGCAAGGTTATGGTGCAATCCAGGATACACAATTATCGACAGTCGGCAACAGGATTGAAACGGAACTGAAATCAGGGAAGAGGATTTTTACCCTACCTGGCATCATGCGTTTCAACCAACTTTCTATGTCTCCCGCTGATATGCAGCTTTTGGACAGTAAAAAGTTTTCTGTCGAAGAGATTTGTAGATTTTTTGGCGTTCCGCCTGATAAAGTTTTCCATTACACTTCGACAAACTACAAGTCGGCCGAAAATTCGCAGACAACTTTCATGACGGACACCCTCATGCCCCTCATGAGAAAAATTGAAAACGAACTCAATATTAAGTTGATTGGCTTTGCGAACATGCGCAATTACCGGATCAAGTTCAATCTCGACAGTTACTATGAGTCCGACCCAACCGCCAAGGCCAATTATTATCAAAAGTGCATCCAATCCGGCATACTCACCCCGAACGAAATACGCGCTAAGGAGGGGTTGCAGCCTGTCGACGGTGGAGACACAACTTTTATTTCCTGCAACGTCGCGCCGATCAATTCCCCAAAGATTTCGGGCACTGCACCAAAACAATCCCAAAAGCCGAAACAAAACGAGGGGGCAAAAACAAGTGATAACGAGTAATTATAGATAGCAATTAATTATGGCAATTTTTAAACGATCTTTTTCGGGCGATAAATGCGCACTCCGCGCTCTCGATGATGGCAAAACCATTGAGGGTTACGCCATTGTATTCAACCAACGGTCAGTTTTGATTACCGACTTTAATATTTGGAAAAATGTTTTGGAAATCATAACTCCGGAGGCCGTTTCCGATGATCTCCTTAGATCATCTGATGTCATCTGCAATATCAATCATGACAATAACAGATTGTTGGCAAGATGTGTCAACGGCTCTGGATCACTCTCCTTGACAAAAGACAAGACAGGAGTCAAGTTTTCGTTTGAGGTTGCCGATACTCCCGATGGACATGCAGCCTACGAGGGTGTGAAGCGCGGTGACTTTTCGGGATGCTCTTTTGCATACTATAACGATGAGGATGAGGTCAATGTGACTTACAGCAAGGAAGTGGATGGCAACAATAATGAGACGATTATCAGACAGGTCAACAAGATAGACCATCTCTGCGACGTCTCAATCGTACTCCATCCGGCATATCCTCAGACGTCAGTCGAAGCCCGGAGCGAGGATGCAGAATTTTTGGCAAACGAAATCAAACGCGCTTTACCCGATCCGAAACCGAAAGAAGAGGTGAAACCTCATGTGGATCCGGCAAAGATTAAAGAAGATGAAAAATTATTGAACAATATAATCAATTTTTTATAATTATGACTGAAGCAGAAAAAAAGGAATTGCGCGAGAACCGCTCGCGCATTATGGAAATTAGGACTGCCGTCACTAGTCTAAATGACACGATCAAAAAGGAAAATCGTGCCTTGACAGACGATGAGCGGAATCAGGTAAAGGATTACGAAGCCGAAATCGACCGTCTGAAACTCAGGTCCATTGCATTGGAAAATCCAAAAGTGATCAGCTCTCCGCAGGCTCCCGAAAAGAGTCAGGATATTATATGTCGTGACGTGATCAGGTCTTTGGTCTCGAAAAAAGGAATCCCGGACGAGTATGGCTATCTCCGCTCTCGAGATGGCGACCCGACTCAGTTCGTTATCCCTTTGTCCCGCGAGTCCATGCAGGAACAGATGTTGCAGTACAGAGACACAACGGTGCAGAACACATCGGATATAGCCCCTATTGTGCCGATGACGATCCACGACATTATCGAACCGCTCGAAAAAGGTTTGATTTTGGGCAAGTTGGGCTTGCATATACAAACAGGCATAGTCGGTGCGTGGAATTATCCGGTCGTTGAAGCCGTTACCGCAGAATGGGAAGGTGAAAACGACCAGGCGCAGGCTAAGAAATTGGCTCTGTCTTCGCTTAGCCCTAATCCTCACCGTCTGGCATTGCAGATCTTTGTGTCAAATCGAGCCATCTGGCAGAGTGCAGGATCAATCCGCAATTTGGTTTTAACACAAATCTCAGCCGGACTGCAACGGAAACTCAATGAGACGATGTTTGCCATTACTAACAGCGACACCAAAGGCAACATACCTGACGGATGCTTTACTAACGCCCTCGCCGGTGCAAAATTATCCTTGACAGGTGCGATCACTTACACCAACATCAATAAACTCCGCGCAGCAGTCGAAGCTACCGGAGTACAACTCACGGCACCTGCTTTTGTTTGCTCAACTGCAACATTTTACGATCTCAAATCTACACCTCGAGATGCAGGCTCCGGAATTATGATTATCGGTGCTGATGATACTATCGACGGTGTACCGGTATTCCGAACAGAGTACGTTCCGGCCAATTTCTTGGGCTATGGCCTGTTTGGATATGAGTTGCTCGGACAGTTCGGTGCGGTCACAATGGGTGTAGACAATAGCTCATCCGTAATGGCCGGAGCAAACATGACTGCCTTTACCGTCAATAGTGATTGGGATATGAGAGCATTCAGGAATGAGGCCTTTGGCTATATCCAAGTAACCTCCGGTACAACGGGTGCGTAATTTGTGGTTATTGGTTAAATAGTATCTTTAGTTTTTGGGCTGCACCGGTTCGTCCGGTGTGGCTTTTTTAAATTTTTAACCTATGTCAAAATATGTTACTGTCAAAGAATTGAAGCAGCACTCCTATATCGAGTCTAACGATGAGGACGATTATATACAATCTCTCCTTGACGCTGCCGAATCGCACGTGCAAAAGGAAATCCAATGTCCACTCACCGACTATGTTGATGAGGCTGGAGTGTTAACGAGCGACCTGAAGCATGCCATCATCATATACGCTGCAACGCTCTATGACAATCGGGAGGCGGTCTCGTTCGGCACTCCGCAACCGGTACCGTACTCTTATCGTAATTTGATCGTGCCGTATATTAAATTTACATGATATGAGAGCAGGACTTTTAAGAGAAAAGGTGACGTTTTATGCAATCACGACTAAGCAGACGGATAGCGGTTTTGTGTCTAAGACAAAGACAAACATCGCAACGGTCAGATGTTACCGCAAGCGGAAAGTGGACAACTCACAAATGGTCGGTCAGGAAGAATTTAATGCCGGGACGGTCGTCCTCCAGGTACGCAATGATCCCCGATTGGCCAACATCTCTAATTTTAGCTACGAGGATGAGGATTACAACGTCCTGCAAAACTTGATACAGATTGAGGATAACACCAGGCTCGTAACTGGACAAAAAATAAACAAATAAAAATGGATATATTATTTAAGGCAAAATTAACGCCCTCGCCCGAACTCACAAATATGATCAAGCAGCTCTCGGACATTGGCAACAATAAGATGATCCAAAAGACCCTCCGGCTCGCTGCTCGCTACCTGGTCAATCAGGGCAAGGCGAGATTGAGGGCCGGAGAGCGTCCGGAAATAAAACATACCGGCAATTTGCTCAAATCAATGGTTGTGAAAGTAAAGAAAAACAATCTCGGTGCTCTGGCAGGGTTTAGGCAGGGGTCGAGTGGCGGTCAGACCTACAACGGCTATCATTCATGGCTGGTCGATCAGGGCACCGGTCCGCGTAAAACACTCAAAGGCTACTATCGTGGCAAGTCAGGTCATGGCGTGCAAGGCCCTGCCGGATCTCTGTTGTTTTGGACCACAACAAAAAAGGATGATACGCCTGAGGCAATGTTGATGATTGAGACCGGCATACGGCAGGCCTTTAATCAAATAATGGGGGCAAATTCCATACTTTGACTGTTACTATAGATGAGCAAGTCATTATTGTCAGTAGCAACGGATCTCCGCAAGTTGCTTTTGCAAGACGCGGATTTGAAACAGATGGTGGGAGAGAGCATTTTTCCGCTTTTTGCCCCTGCCGACACGACCGGTGATTTCGTCACCATACGTCGTGAGGGCTACAAACTCTATAGGACCAAATTCGGGACTTATGATGAGGTCGCAACAATCGCCATTGTGGCATTTTCGCCCGACTACGACAGATGTTGCCAAATAGTGGAGCGTCTGAGGTCGGTTTTGATGCTAATCAAGGTCGATGATCTATACCCTCTAATTACAAACTCTACTGAGGATGTGACTGATTTTACAGTCGGCGGTCAGGCATGGTACGCAGAGTACCTGCAAGTGACGGTCGGCAACTTGAATTTAGGATAATTTTTAAATACAATAGAATATGCCAAGTATTACTTATGACTCCAACAAGGACCTGTTGACAGGACAGATGATCCTTTTGCTTAACGGCCTGGTTGTCGCTTTTGCCAAATCGGCAAAAATTACTTTCACGACCGCTACAGTTGACACTACAAACAAATTCGACGGTGATTTCGGATCCGCGATCGCCGGTAAGAGATCTTACACAGTTGAGACAGAATCTCTCCTTACTGAAAAAACGGAAGCTGAGTCTTATCACGCTCTAATGAAAGCAATCATCGCAGGTACACCGCTGCCGTTTGTTTTCGGAACAATGAGCTACACGAAAAATGCAGACGGCACCATCTCTGATCCTGTAATCGACACATCTCATCCGTCCTACAAGGGCAATGTGATCCTGACGTCACTCGAGATCACCTCCGAAGCAGGAAACGTGGCAACAAACACTTTGCAGGCTACCGGCTCCGGTCCTTTGACTCCGGTTGACGCTACTGCACCTGCCGGTGGAACTACAGGTGAATAATCGTTATTTTTTTAGTTTATCTTTTGGTTAAGTTAGTTTCGGATTAGGGCCGACCGCTTTCGGTCGGTCCTTTTTTAGTTTAAAGGCAGATGATAAGAATTGGACAGATAATTTTATGGGAACAGTTGCTGGATAGGTCGTTTTCGACTTTTGACGTGACGAAAGACGATGACATCGCAGCGTTGCTCTATGTGATTGACGAGGGCGACGGAAAAGACAAGATCACATTTGAGTTATATAAAAAAGCCCTGAGCGAAACGAAACGATCAGACCTGATGCTGAGGCTCAAGGACATCAACGATGAGATCATGTTTGCAAGTCAGTTTTTTGTCAAGCAGAAAAGCGGACAAAATACAGGTGACGAACCCGAAAAGGTCGGTGATCAGTTGGGGGATCTGATCTGCCATGGCATCAATCCGGAGAGCATCATCAATTTGCCGTTGCTCTGGCTATCATATTTGTCCAATGCCTTTGCGAACCATTTGAAAAACCGTCTTACTGACAAAAGACGCTGGGCGATGATACAAGTATCTCCATATCTCAAAAAAGGCACGACCGAACACGATTTCATGCCTTTTGAATGGGACGAAAACGAGGACACAGAAAAAATTACTTCAGATGACATTAAGATCGCTGAGGCTTTATTCAATAAAAATAAAAAATAATGGCAAAACTTGATTATTCGATTGCGCTCAATCTTATCCCAAATGGTGTCAAGACCGGAGCGAAAAAAGTGGAAACCATCTTTGCCGGGCTAAAAAGGTCGGTAAACAGTTTGCTCGGCTCGATAGGAGTCGGGATAGGCATCGGTGCGTTTACCTCCACCATGGTGCAACAGACCAAGGAGTTTCAGGAGCAAATGGCGCACATCAAGGGCGCCACGAACGGCACCGCTGCCGATATGAAGAGTGTGGAGGACGCTGCAATCAAAATGGGATCATCCACCAACTATTCCGCTACAGAGGCTGCAACCGGCATGGCAAAGATGGCGCAAAACGGCATATCGGCTGCCGATGCCACGAAGATCCTTGCTACAACGCTGGAGTTTGCTGAGGCCCACTCAATCGACACGAGTCGGTCGGCTGAGATTTTGACAAACCAACTCAAAGCATTCGGCATGGCAGCAAACGAGGCCAATGCCAAAAAAGTTGCTGACGTCCTGTCTATTGCTGCCCCGAAGACCGGAGGGATAGAAAATTTGGTCGAAGCACTCCAGGGCGTAGCGCCTGTTGCCCGAACTGCAAATATCGGGATTGAGGATGTTGCGTCCGCAATAGTGGGATTGACCCAATCGGGTGTGAGCTCGGGTAAAGCCGGTACCACTATCATGCAATTTATTGCGCGTTTGGCTGCACAGACCCCGAAAGCCACGCAGACCCTCCGTCAATACGGAGTGCAGGTCAATGCCGCTAGTCTCCAGGTGGACGGACTCTCCGGAACAATGAGAAAACTGGCGCAAAGCGGAATCGGGAGTGATGCGAACGCTTTGGCCAACGTATTCGGTCGTCGTGCATATACCGGTGTGGCCACTCTGATTGCGAATTATCAAAAGGTCATGCAGGCGAACAATCAGCTACAGTCGAGTAACGGTACGACATCCCGAATGGCTGAGGATAACAGCAAAACGATTGAGGGTGCGATCAACGGAATCAGGGCATCGTGGAATACCCTGCAAGTCAAATTGGGTCAATCAGACTCCGGAGCTCTTAACGGATTATTCCAGGGCGTCCGGAATCTCTTCGGTTACATCGTCAACAATGCTCGGGCCGTAATGGTGCAGGTCGGGGTGATCTTCGCAGGTACCAAGGCATGGAACTTTTTTAAAAATTGGAGTGGCGGATCTCGGCCTATCATCGCTGAGGCCTTGAAACTCAATGGTGAGTTGGCGTCAATTCATAATCAGGAAGCATCCCTAGAAAAAAAGATAGCCAAGCAACGCGAAGTTGTCAACAAGGCAGCAGATGATCAGATCATGGCTAGTCGGATCAAGCTGAATGACCTCGAGGCGCAACTTGATGCAAAACGTACCATTGAGGCAAAGATGCAGTCATCGGCTCGGGTGGCAACGGAACGTGCCGAAGTTTTGCAAAACGGAACGGCATGGCAAGCATTTTTCGTCCGCCTGCAAGTCGGGGCTGCAAAAGTTGGCGCTGCATTCAAGTCCCTTTGGTCCTCCGCAGGACCGATGATCATCATCTCTGCAATTACGGAGATTGTTGCCGGGCTGGTCAGTATGTACCAAGAGCACGTCCGGATTAAGAACATGGCAGCCGACTATGCCAATCAACTGAAATTGGCAGAGCAGCAATACTCTCCGCAGCTCAGCAAGCTGGAGACGCTAAAATCCCAACTCAATAACAGTAACCTGACAGTTGCTCAGCACCGCAACATCGTTAATCAGATCAACGGATTGTTGGGCACTCGAATTACTAACGAAAAGGACCTTAACAAAGTCCTGACAGACCGCATAGACATTTTAAAACAGTCCGCTGCCATTGAGTTTTATGAAAACAAATCTCTCGAGACCGAAGACCGGATGAGGCAGATCCGGCAGAAATGGGGAGGAAACCCGAACGACAGTCGTCAGATGGCGAGGAACTTTGATCACCCCGGCAATCTGTTGGATATTATCTTCAATCACAACAGATTTCAACTTAAAAATGCTCAGGATGAATATAGCGAATTGAGCCGTGAGGATAACTTTGCAAAAACTTACCTTAACAATGCTGCCAAAAGTGGAAAGCTGGTAAATGCTCAGGATAGGGCAGCACTTGGCGGTGGCGGATTTCGCAACACCCAACCGACCGGAACGACATCGAGGCAGGAGACCGCAGCGGAGCGTGCTGCAAAAGAATCGGCTCAGGAATTGGCTGAGGCTCAAAGCAGCTATTCCGACAGTCTGAAAAAACTGAATTGGGAATATCAGAACGGTTACATTAAGGAATCTGACTATCTCTCTCAGGTTGCCGATCTGACAAAAGAAACGTTTTTGCAAACTCAGACCTCGAAGTATGCAAGAAACCGCAACTCACAATTTGCAGTATCTCTGCAAAGTGCTTTGAGTGCCATTGCATCCGGTGATCTTGACAAATTCAAGTCAATCCAAAGCAGTCTCAATAGCAAAGCGTCATCGCTGATCAAAGCCCTGCCGAATCAGGAAACTACCAAATTTAAACAGATCCAGGAACAACTAAATGAGGATCTGCAAAAATATGACAACCAACTTAAATCGGGTGCCATCAATATCGACGATGCCGACAAAGGCAAGCAGGAGGCGTATGCCAATGCCTTTCGGGAGAGCGGAGCACTTAATCTTACTCCGGATCAGACTAAGACCGCACAGAATTGGAGAGATCAGAGTATCTATACCGGTGGCGGTCAGGTGGTCAACTCCAAGAGGGACAGTACATTTGATTATGAGTTGTCTCCTATTGACAAACTCCAGGCTAAATTAGAGGACGCAAATAGTGAGCTCGAACAATATACCGAACTCAACAAGCAGTATTTCGGGGCTTTTCAGGAGCAGATAAATAAAATCAATCTGCAAAAACTCGATTTGGGCAAAGCCATTAAGGTTGAGAAGTTCAAGCAGGATATTCGTGAGGCAAAAAGGGAGTTGGTCGATGACGCATCAAGCATCGTTGACAATATCGACAATATCTCCTATTCGTGGGAAAATGTGCAGGACGTGTTTAAAAACTCTAACGAAAGCGTCTTCAAAAAAGCCTTGACAATCTTTGAGAGCATCTTGCAAACAATCAGGTCGGTTGAGCAGGTCGTCGACACGATCAAGGAAATCAGGTCGACTATTGAGAAGATGAAAGGTGCGGAAACCGCAATGAAAGCCATCGGGGGAATTGTTGGCGGAAAGAACGGTAAAAAAGACTCGGGCGCCCTTTCGGGAGTGGTCGGAAAAGTCACCGGTGCTGCCGCGTCAAAATTGGCGACAAAAACGACTGACGAAAGTACCAAGTCCATTACCAAAGAGGCCATCGCTGCAAAAAATGACGCATCGGCTGTAATGGAATTGGCAAGCGCCAAGTTTTTCCTGGCTGAGGCTGACAAAGGTTTGCCCGGTGCAGGACTCGGAGCAGCAGCTACAGCCATAATGGTCGCATCTGTTGCCACCGCCAAGCCGTTTGCCCAGGGTGGTATCATTGACGGCAAACCGTTTGACGGATCCATTGCAAAAGTATCGGGCGGAGAGATGATCATCAATGCCGGTCAGCAGGGCAAACTGTGGAACGCCATATCATCCGGCAACCTCGGAGGAAACGGTGGCGGTGAGATCACAGTCCGTATACATGGTCGTGACTTGGTAGGAGTACTTAACAATCAGAATAACAAGATGAGGAGGGCAAAATGAAATATTATATGCCGTTTGCGGATTTAAATAAAAAGCTATATTTAGTCCGGATCATAACGGAGGATGACGATAGTCAGACGAGGTACTTAACTCCGTCTGACGAACCGTTTACCACCGAAATGTCAAAAAATGAAAACATCTATGCCCCTGCAAGATATTCGACCGCTGAGGCCGGTATCATACAGGACAACGCTAAGGATCTCATGCTCGACATGTATAGCGGAACGGCCACCGGTACGAAAGTGCAACTGACCGAATCGCCCACATACGATGCCGACGGCAAGGTGACGGATGAGGGTACGGTCGTATGGACCGGATTTGCCACTCCGGTCAGCTACGATAATGACTATGTGTCTCCGCACGACGAAACCAAGTTGGAGTGCGTGGACGGACTGGCGGTGCTGAAGTATATGAAGTATACGGTCATCGGATCATACCCGACAAACTGCACCTTTGCTGCAATCGTTCAACATATCCTCTCGAGGGTTGGATGCTTTAAGTCGCTCTATGTTTCCGCAGCCACCCATCTATCGGGTGACGCTGAATCTTTGTTTTCAAAACTTGTTGTTTCGGAGAGTAATTTTTTTGACAAAAAGGACGATAAGACAGAATCGGATGATGATGTAGCCTGGTATTGCCAAGAGGTGCTCGAGGAGATATGCAAGTATCTCGGTGTGACGGCCGTCGCATGGAGAGATAGTGTCTACCTGATTGACTTCGACGCGGTTCGGGCCGGATATACCAAATTTTGGGCTTATGATCTCTCAGATATGAGCGTCTCTCAGGAGGTCGATTTATCCAATAGCATTGAGGTCAGCCAAGAGACTTATGCAGAGACAGGTGCAACTGTATCTCTCGATGAGGTGTACAACAAGATCCGGATCAAGGCGACCATCAATGATTTCGATGATGTGCTGCCGGAGATGTTTGACGACGATCTCGGCACGATGACCAACATCACGACCACCAATGACCGTAACCTCGACATTGAAGCTACCAGGCTTTATGTTTGGATCAAACCGTCCATGTATACGCCATCATGGGTATACGGAGATGCGGTCAACGGCAACATTGAGATAATCATTGACTGGGGCAAGGTCGGGAAAGGTCAGGGCAAAAACTATTTTGTCGCGGAGAAATTTTACACCTCGACACGTTACAAGACTTATCTTTATAATTGGGATACAAATCAGTACAACAGTACCCATACGTGTCCGTCCGTCGCTACTCCTGCATCCTTTGGTTGGGATGAGGCGCACACTTACTTTGGTTGCATCATCAAGCGTGAGCAGGTCAAGGAGTTGTCTGATGATGTAGTGGCTGCGGTCAAAAATTATTCCACGACGGAGGACTATATCAAGTTTGCCTCAAAAGAAGTCTCCACCTTAGATTTTGAGGATCTCGTTATGTTCATGACCAAAGGCGACGTTAATAACGTTAAATGGTTTGCCGGTGGTGAGGTCAAGATAACCGGATCAGGATTTGGAAACCCTCAGGACTTTGCCGGTGGCAGGGAATATGACAAATACTATATGAATTTTCCTGCCTTTCAGACGACTTTTACTGATCAGACCGCAAAGATGTTTGGTGGAAAAAACGCTTATCTCGTTATCTCCGGCAGTTTTGTTTTGGGGCTTAACGACGATGATGCGTACATCAAGCCACAGTATCAGATGTCGTCATCCTACAAGTCTACGGTCCGGTATTATTGGATGTACGTATATTGCCGACTCAAATGGGGGAACAGCTATTGGAACGGCAGCTCATGGCAGACTACGGAGACTGATTTTAAACTCTACTTTGGCGATGAGCAAAATCAGAAAGCAAAGGATGTCGTGTATCAGCCACAGTCCATCCGTAATACGGTCAAGTGGTGGTATGGCATCGACGAAGAGGGTACGGCTATCGACTTATCTACTCTCTCTCAGGAGGACATCCTATCTGATGATATTGAGTTTACGATGTATATGCCGATGCAACAGTACGATGATGCGCAGGAGGCATCCGGTCAAGGCGACATGAGATCGTATTATATCTTTTTGCAGGATTTTGCCATCAAGGCCGTTATCGGTGACCCGACATTTAGCGGACGGACTGACACAGACACTAAATACACTAATGTCATTGATCCTGACTTTGCGTCCGACTTGGATGATATTGAGTTTAAAATCAACACTTGGGACGATAAAAAGCCCTGTTACTCGGCGGTCGCATATAAAGATGGGGACGTGCTCAAGTGGCTTGACAAAACTGTCAATGACGCAATCAATGCAGGAGAGCAACTTTGGCAAGGGTCGGATAGCGATGCATCTGGAGATAGCGGAGGTCTTATGAGGCAGGAGGAGCACATGATCTACAGGATGGTTACTCAATACCAGACACCTGCAACCCGACTCGAGATGACGATCCGGAATTATCTCGCACCCTGGACCCTTTTGCACGAACCGCTTATCGACAAGTACCTGATCGTTGATTGCCAATCCATTGATTTTGCCAAGGCACAATCAAAAGTAGATATTCGGGAGCATAAGGTGTAGGGGGCAAAAGCATTGTCCTGCACGTATCTATGTATGAGCAGGATTATCAAAAAATACGATGCGCCAAAGGATAACACATCCGGAACGGTAGTACAAAGTTCCGGATCAGTCGGTGTCGGTTATTCCGGCACCCCCGACTATGCGTCTCAGGCAGGCTATGCCGATAAGGCCGGTACCGCGGACTATGCCACAAAAGCCGGTACGGCCAACCTGACAACGCAGGCCGAAAACCTTACTGAAGACTCGACAGACTGGACTACGATTGCAAAGGAGATTTCGGATGCCATCGCAGCCCTCAAGGATGTGTTTTTGTCGAAAACTACAGATGATACGGCCCAGGGCATTATCAATTTTGTCAAGGGGCTGCACTCTGTAGGTGATGCCCTTTTTGATAGTGGCATCAAGATCAACTCATATAGCATTGACAAGTTGGGTAACGCCATCCTTAAATCCGTTAATGCTGATAGTGCTACAATAGGCGATGCGTCAATTACCAACATCGTCTCCAATATACTTTTTAAGTTAGGTGCAAAATTTAGTCAAGGTTTAAACATCGGCTCGGCCTATTCCATAGACGCACTTGGAAACGCTATTTTGGACAGTCTCAAATCTTCCAATTTCGATGAGGCTGCACAAAGCGGTTTTTCCCTGACGCAAAACGGATTGTTACTTAAAAACCTTACGGTATGGGGTAAGGCAATTTTCCATGAACTCGAGATACGCAAGGTCTCTTATACCGGTGGCGTGTTTATCTTTTCGCCTGCCGGTGGCACGATCTTTAGCGTCGTGGATAATGGTGACAGTTATAGATGTTATCTATTGGCGGACGATGGAACGACTCAGACGACCAATCTTTTTGCGGTCGGTGACCAGGCACTCTGTCAGTCATTTAACATCAAGGCCGGTGTCTACACTAATGTAAGCAACAAGCGCTATTGGCGCAAGATCGTTGCAGTATCAGATGACACGACACTCTATGATGACGGCAAGGGTCATAAGTATGCCTGGGTGGATTTGTCGAAAACTGATTGTGAGGACACGACAAATGATGCGCCCTCCGCAAATGATGTGATCGTGACGCTCGGTAACGATAGCGACCCGACTCGGCAAAATGCCATCATGCTTGATACCGTTGCAGACGGAGCGCCCATCTTTGCGCTATACAAGGGTATCAATACCTATACGCTTGAGGGCAAGGATATTGTCGTGCTCTCACCTGCAAAAGTCAAGATCATAGCGACTGAACTCGAGACGATGAGCACCTCCGGTGAGGTGACTAATGTTGCTGAGGCTATATCTACAGTCGATCAAAAGGCGGACAGCATCTCGTTATCGGTTACCCAGGCCAAGACGGATGCTGCCGCCGATGCGACGACAAAGGCCAACAATGCCCTATCATCCGCCAAGAGTTATGCGGACACCACGTCTGCAAATGCCAAGAGCTCTGCAATCAGCACCGCAGCATCCGATGCGACCGCAAAGGCCAACGCAGCCCAGGCAGCAGCCACGAGCGCTGCACAGGCATACACCGACATGTACAAGATTATCCCCTCAGGAGATTGGGTGATCGGTACGACCTATGCAAAAAACAGTCTCTTGAGACTATCCGGACAACTGTACCTCTCAAATGCTGCAACGAGCAGTTGCCCGATCGTATTGCTGACGGACGATCTCGGCAACCCCCTCGTTACCGATACCGGAGCATATATCCCTGCAACTGATGATAACGGCAAACTTATCGTCAACGCGGATTGGGACGAGTACACAAGTAATGAGTCCCTGGATGATTACACTCACTCGCAGGTCGAGATACTCAAGGACTCCATCAGCAGCAAGGTGGAGCAGACCGCATACGATGAGGAGACCAACACTCTTATGGAGTCCATCTCCGACGTCAATCAGAGGGCCGACAGTATCACCGCTGAGGTAAGTCAGGTCAAGACGGATGCATCATCCGATGCTACCGCCAAGGCAAATGCAGCACAGTCGGCTGCAATCAATGCTGCCGCTAGCGATGCGACAACAAAAGCCAATAATGCTCAGACCGCTGCAACAACCGCAGCAAAGACATATACCGACTCTCAGGTCACGATGCTATCTGACGAGATCAGCAGCAAGGTCAGCAAGACTGATTATGACAACAACAACAACTCTATACAGACACAGTTGTCCGACATTGACCAAAAGGCGGACAGTATCTCTCTGTCTGTTACCCAGGCCAAGACGGATGCTGCCGCCGATGCGACGACAAAGGCCAACAATGCCCTATCATCCGCCAAGAGTTATGCGGACACCACGTCTGCAAATGCCAAGAGCTCTGCAATCAGCACCGCAGCATCCGATGCGACCGCAAAGGCCAACGCAGCCCAGGCAGCAGCCACGAGCGCTGCACAGGCATACACCGACATGTACAAGATTATCCCCTCAGGAGATTGGGTGATCGGTACGACCTATGCAAAAAACAGTCTCTTGAGACTATCCGGACAACTGTACCTCTCAAATGCTGCAACGAGCAGTTGCCCGATCGTATTGCTGACGGACGATCTCGGCAACCCCCTCGTTACCGATACCGGAGCATATATCCCTGCAACTGATGATAACGGCAAACTTATCGTCAACGCGGATTGGGACGAGTACACAAGTAATGAGTCCCTGGATGATTACACTCACTCGCAGGTCGAGATACTCAAGGACTCCATCAGCAGCAAGGTGGAGCAGACCGCATACGATGAGGAGACCAACACTCTTATGGAGTCCATCTCCGACGTCAATCAGAGGGCCGACAGTATCACCGCTGAGGTAAGTCAGGTCAAGACGGATGCATCATCCGATGCTACCGCCAAGGCAAATGCAGCACAGTCGGCTGCAATCAATGCTGCCGCTAGCGATGCGACAACAAAAGCCAATAATGCTCAGACCGCTGCAACAACCGCAGCAAAGACATATACCGACTCTCAGGTCACGATGCTATCTGACGAGATCAGCAGCAAGGTCAGCAAGACTGATTATGACAGCAACAACAACTCTATACAGACACAGTTGTCCGACATTGACCAAAAGGCGGACAGTATCTCTCTGTCTGTTACCCAGGCCAAGACGGATGCTGCAACGGATGCGACCAACAAAGCTAACGATGCAATCAATTCGGCTAATGGTTATACCGATTCCAAGACTAATGATATTATATCGGGATTAACTCGCACTAGCATTGATATTATAAGTGGGCTTATCAGCGCTAATTCTGATAACTTTGTAATCAAAAACAATGCAGGGGCAATTACATTTTCCGTTGACAAAGACGGTAATATTGTGGGTGCTGGAGGTGCTACATTCAGCGGTACTGTTGTTGCAACGGCTGGTAAGATTGGTAAATTTTCAATCGATGAATTTGGGCTTAGGTCTGATGTTGTCGGTGATGGAGGTGGAAATGTCTATATCGGAAACGCTAATCATAACGTACAGATTAACGCTGGTGCATCTCTGATTAGCGTCAGGGCAGACGGAGATACTGGCATTAGTGTATATACACAAGATACGGTCGGAATTGGCATCCGTATCACTGCACAGACGAGTGCTAGGGCTATATTGAGTTATGGAAGTGTGTACTTAGTATCAAGACGTACGGAAGGGACTTACATCAATAATCTAGCACAAGCAATAGTAGCAGTTACAACAGATTGTACGGTCGGTGATGATCCCTGCACAGCTACGCTGAACGGTCAGACTTATTTTCCTTCGCTCGTTATTACCAGACCAGCTCATACAATAACAGTTACCTTACCGTCAACACAGCTTGTGGACGGTCAAAGCTGTATGATAATGACTACAGGTAGTCAAATTTTCCTTAAATCGGATAGTGCTGGCGGTATGGATTATGCAGGAAATGGAGTGATAGCAATGGGAACAACTGTTGAAACGGCTAATCAGGATCTGTATATGTGTATCTATTATGCTGCAAACAGTAGATGGTATGTGCGTGATTTAAGACAATAATTTAAATATAAAATATTATGAAAGTAAATTTTGAAGTAGTTAAGTGTGAGAATGTAGAGGGAAAGACTATCATAGTCAATATTGCTAAGTCTCTCGGCGATACTATGTACCGTAAAGCCCTTACAAATGAAGAAATGACATTGGGGAAAGAAATTTACGGTAAAGGCGAAATCGAAGTCAACACAGCACGTGCCGAGTTGATTAAGAAATGTATCCAAAATAACGGAATATACCTCTACATACAGAGAGCAGTCATTCCGATCCTCGATAAGATCATCAAAGAGGACAGCGTTTTGGAAAAGGGAAAGAAGATTAAAAAATAATTTTAAAACAGAAAATCATGGCAAACTTAATTAATGTATCAGCAACAGAAACTTTGGTCAAAGGCACTTATCTATCGGACAAGTACAAATACAGTCTACAGTACACTCATTCGGAAGGCAAAGTGAAATCAATGAGAATTGAAGTCATGGATAAAGATAACAACACCTTTGCAGGCTCTGCAAACTTCTCGGACAACAACAATAGCGTGGTCGTAAGAGATCAGTCTATGTTATCTGCGGTTACGGACGTCGTGACTGACATCTATAACGAGGCAGTTGCAAGTGTTGCTACACCTCCTGCACCTGCAACACCTGCAGAGCCAACGGATTCGGATAAGCCTGCTGATCCAACAGAGCCATCTGATTCGACCGATACAACAGAAGCAACAGATCCTAAAGAACCTAAAGATTAAAGAATTATGGCAGATACAACAACAGGCAAAGGTTTTACCAAGGAAGCTAGCCTTACTCCAGTTACAACGTTCGGTGATACTGACTTGGTGAGGTTGGTGGTTGGCGGAAAGTCAACATCAATTAAAAAATCAGACTTAATTAAGGTTGTCAGAGAGGCTTTGATAGATGCATCGGCAGAGGTTACCACCCTGTCGACAGGACAGAAACTGGTGATGGCGGACACAGACAAAAGCGGAAAGCTAGTTACTCCGCAAAATCTACAGACCTCGTTACTCGGAGGACATACCCTGAGCATGATGGAGGACGGAGTTTTCGTTATGTTCCATCGGGCGTCCGACAATTACCCTTTGATGGTCAAGCCGTACAAATGGAAATCGTATGAAAATTCGGGCGAAGTTGCAGACGGAGTGGCTATTGTCGAGGGCGGTCACGTATTGGTTGTAGCCCCGACAGAATCACCCACGACACTACTATGGTCATCCGCTGCAATAACAGGCGGAGGGACAAACACAGGCGACAGGGTAGCAGCAATGAACGATTGGAACGGAAAGGCAAATACCGCTGCACAGATAGCAGCATCTACAGCAAATGCAGTCACCAATACCGCAAGCTATGCCCCAGGCTTTTGCAATCTATACAGTCGGACTAACTCCAATGGCGCAGGGATGACCGCTGGAAAATGGTGGCTTCCATCCGTTGCGGAGTGGATGATGGTATACGCCAACATGGTTAAGGTCAATTATGCGCTAAGTCTCATCTCGGGTGCAACACAGTTGGCAGAAGCTTGGTATTGGACTTCAATGGAAAACGGCAGTTCTTGCGCTTGGTTTCTGTACCTCAGCGATGGCGGCCTCAACAACTGGGGCACTAAGGCGAGCTACTCAGGTCACGTTAGGGCAGTCTCAGCATTTATTTCGTAGTCAATGGTCAATGGTTTCTTAGCCGCACTTTAAGGTGCGGCGTATTATAAAATAAAAATGGCAAACAAACTCAAACTTGCATCAAGGACAAGAATCTACATCGACATGAGGCACCTGCTCGATGAAATCCTCGACATCACAGTCAATTTTCCACGTGCGTACAAGTACACCATAGGCGGGAAAATGCACGACATCTCAATCAACCTCCTTTTGCTCGTTACGAAAGCATACATGGAAAAACCGCTTTCCGTCAGAATTGGGGCGCTGACTGATTTTCAGGTGTCGTTCGAGGTGCTCAAGACCCTTGTTCGGATTGCAGGCGAGAGAAAGTGGATAAGTTTAGGGCGGCACGCACATATCTCCGAGATGATGGAATCAATTGGAAGACAGAGCACAGCATGGAAGAGTTCGCTCATCAGCGTGGGCGAAAAATGCGGGAACCGGACAAGCCAAGGCTGACCGGGTGTGTTGCTTCCGACAAATGGGCTATATACCGTCATTCACGGTTAAGGGCAAGACAATATAGCATATAGGCAGTTCTAACGCTTGGAATCTGTACCTCAACGATGGCAACCTCAACAACTGGAACACTAAGGCGAGCAACTCAGGTCACGTTAGGGCAGTCTCAGCACTTTTGAAAGCAAGCAAAAAATGATAAACCTTGAGAATCTCCTGCAAGCGTATTTCGTCTGCCGCAGAGGAAAGCGGAGAACAGCGAGCGCAATAGAATACGAAATGGACTATGTGCCGAAACTCATAGAGTTAAGGGACAGAGTAAACTGTAGGACTTATGCTCCGGGCAAGTCAATCTGTTTTGTGGTCACACGGCCACGTTATCGGGAAGTGTTTGCCGCCACTTTTGAAGACAGAATCATCCATCATTACATTGCCATCAGGCTAGAACCGCTATTCGAGCGTGCGTTCAACGACAGAACTTTTAATTGCCGAAAGGACAAGGGACAGTTGTACGGAGTTGAATGTCTTAAAAACGACATGAGGGAGTGTAGTCACGACTATAAGACGGACTGTTATTGCATGACGCTCGACATCAAGGGATTTTTCATATCGATTGACAAATCCATTATGGCATCCATGATAGACGATTTCGTTGTCAGCAACTATAACGGAGAGGACAAGGAGGATTTGAGATTTTTGTGCAAGGCGGTCATCATGCACGAGCCGCAGAAAAATTGCATCAGAAAAAGCCCGGATAGTCTTTGGAGTCACATTCCAAAGGAAAAGTCGCTTTTTACAAACGGCAAAGGCAAGGGGCTTGCAATCGGAAATCTGTTTTCGCAGCTATTTGCGAACTTTTACCTTAACAGAATTGATTGGCTTATCGAAAAGTACGGAACGAAATACCATGGAAGATACGTTGATGATATGTATTGCATTTCGACCGACAAGGAACGGCTTTTAAATCTCGTTCCGATAATCAGGAAAGAGTTATCGGCTATCGGGCTAAGGTTGAATACGAAGAAATTTTATTTCCAGCACTGCTCCAAGGGCGTGCCGTTCACAGGCGCCGTAGTCAAGCCTGGGAGAGTATACGCTATGAACAGAACAATCGGCAATCTGAGGAGTGCCATCGGGGCACTCAACCATGCAAAGGCAATAGGAGAAATCAAGAAATGCGTCAATAGCATTAACTCGTATCTCGGATTGCTCGGTCATTACAATGAATATGCCAACAGACGGAAAGTGCTCGACATGATAGATGATAGGCTTTTTAACTATATCTACATCAAGGGGCATTATAAATGCCTGGCTTTGCGTGACGAATATAAGACAAGGACACAGATTATAAGGAGGATAGCAAATGGAGAGCTCTAGTGACATCGACATCGAGACGGACGTGCTCGATATGGATTTTGTCGACTATCTAAAATCAAAATATTTTGTCGAGATTTGGAAAAGTGGTGGCAAGATACACATCAGACTGTCATAATTTGCCACCTAAATCATGCATCCTCATGTAATAGTAAAGAGATATAAATTATAAAAATATGGGAAAGCTAATTACAATCCAAACTCAACAGACGCTGATTACTGGAGACTACAAATCAGCAACCAACGATTATGCCATCCAGTATACGTATACAGACGGCCAACTGAAGACATTCCGCGTCACCATTACCGACCTTAACGGTGTCTTTGCAGGAAACGCCAACTATGACGGTACGAGCAATACTATTGCAGTCAAGGACCCCACGACCCTCCCTGCAATCGCAGACGTGATCAACAGTCTCTATGCTGAGGCTAATGCAAACATCACCCCTGCACCGGCATCCGATCCTGATCCTGCATCCGGCACAGAGTCAAATGCAACATCCACGACCGCCCCTGATCCTACCGCAGACCCTGACCCTGATGCAACAACCTCAAAATGATGGGATGATGGACAAGACGCTACGCAATACATTTATCGCGGTCATGGTGCCGGTCATCGTCTCCAGCATCTTTGCCTGGTCACATACCAACTCCCGCATCTCGATCCTTGAGGTCGAGGTGCAAAACGATCATCAGACCCTGATGGACAATCAAGGAAAATCCGACAAAAACATGAAAGAGCTGATGGACAAAATAAATGACATCCAAATCAAGGTCACACAGTTAAATGACAATAAAGCGGACAAATGATGAGCAACTTTTTCAAAGATCTGATCGTGTCGGACTCCGGGGTATCTTCAAAGGCATTTTTTTTGGTCGCCGTTACGGTGATCGGGTGTCTAATGTTGCTGGCCGGAGCGTTTGTGCTGGTCTATGAGGTGATCAAGACCGGCACGATACATACCGACCTCAGGGGGCTGGCGACATATATAACGGCCATATCGGCCCTGTTTGCAACCGCAGGACTCACCAAGGCGGTGGGAGAGAGAAATGAACGTAAAAGATATAACGATGAGGCTAAAAAGTGAATTATTAATCCTGATGACGGCGGTCGTGCTACTGTCGTTGTCAGGTTGCAGGACGTCACGGCTTGCCGAAAAGCAGACGGCCGTAAGAGATACTGTTGTCGTGACCAACTCTGTAAAGGCAAACGTGGACTCCCTGAGTGAGAGATCATCAGACAAGGCCAATGACTCTACCGTCGACAAGATACATGAGGTCATCCAAATCGGTCCGGACGGCAAGGTGCTCTCGCACACCATCGACCATACGAGGGAGGCTTATCAGTCACATACGGCCAATAAGGCTACCGACCATAACAGTACGGACCGGCAAACACTCGCCAAGACCGATACTGTGCACGTTGACCATACCGCTTATGTCACCAAGTCCAATCCGACAAAAACAGTCAAGAGTACACCTGCAATATACAAGGTCGCCCTGGCGTTTACGATCGTCGTGATTTTGGGAGTCTTGGCATGGCTGACCATTAAGTTTAATTTGATAGACAAAATTAAGAAGATTGTAGGTAAATGATAACGGAAAAGAAATTAAAGCAGATCGCTCCAAATATTCAGGATGACAAAATCAAGTTGTACGTTCCGATTCTTAACAAGTGGATGCCGTACTACAGCATCGCTAACCCCCTGCGGCAGGCTGCGTTTTTGGCGCAGATCCTCCATGAGACCGCAGGGCTAAAGTACACTAAGGAAATAGCATCCGGTGCGGCTTATGATACCGGCAAGTTGGCCGAAAAACTCGGAAACACCCCCGAAAAGGACGGAGACGGTCAAAAGTATAAAGGGCGCGGCGCTATACAGATCACAGGCAAGGACAATTACATCGAGGTCTCCAGGGCGTTGGGGATTGACTTTGTGGACCATCCCGAACTGCTCGAGCAGCCCGACTATGCAATACGGTCCGCGTGCTGGTGGTGGTGGAAGCATGGACTCAATAGGTTAGCCGATTATGGGAGTTTCCGCGCAATCACCAAGGTAATCAACGGTGGCTACAACGGTTATTATGACAGACTCGAGTATTATAATAGGGCAAAACAGTACATATAATCAATCAATTTTTATCCATATGAAATCTTTAATTTTATTTTAATTATTTACATTCAAAGCCTCGGTCAGCGATGATAGAGGCTTTTTTATTTGATATTTTCACGATCAAACAAAAAATATTCGTATCTTTGCATCGATTATTTTATTAGACTGTCGGCCTTTTGCCGGGAGTCTAATTGCAGATGGTTGCCCACAGCAGTGATGCTCTGGGCAATTTTTTGTTGATTTTAGCCTTAATCCTTAAAAAGAGTTAAAAACAAGTGCAACTATCAAAAATAGTAGCACCAAATGTTGCATGATAAGAAAAAAGTCCGTATATTTGCAAGTAGAAACAATGAAGATAATAACACTAAAAAAAATTACGATTATGAAGAAGGTATTTATTATAGAAGGTGTAAAGGTAGATTTTACCGACAGTGATGCTGTTACTGTAAATGGCGAAAAATACACAATGGGTGTTAGCGATTACGCTGAGGGAATGCTTGGGTTAGAAGATTATGAAAAGTATGAAATTTTTCATAAGAGCAATAAAGACGGGAAGTGGAAAGTGTACGGATTAGACAAAAATTATACCCCGTTTTTGAAATATTAAAAGCATACGTAAATAAAAAAATAACCAATAAAAAATAACGATT